TATATTTCCTCTGAAGCATCCACATCTTAGTCAACGCAGAATAGCCTGCGCCTGATAAATCAAATCCCAAAGTTGCCATTAGTCTACATGCTCCCAACGATCATAGCTAAATGTGGCATTAAAGTAGATTGATGTGTCATCCTCATAATTCAACGCCACATCATCAATACTCTGCAAATACATTCCAAATGCCCTAATAGTCATCCAAACCTCTCCCTGCGTACTCAAGCATCTCAAATACACATCAGTCTTAACTGCCACATCCGGACCACCAACACCTGTACGAGCACTTGTAATTGCCTCTGACCAACCATGCAAAGCATCAAACACTTTTCTATCTGTGCCTTCAATGAATGTCATTGTCCACGTATGAGGCATTGTAAGCTTACCTGGAAACTTGATTCCAGGAGTACCCTTAAATGGCACTAGAATCTCCCCATGACTACGACCCGGAATGATCGTAGTCTGACAACGAAGGTCCATAACATCCGAATCTCCACCACCAATCGGGTTAGTGAATAACATTTCCCACAGATACGTTTTAGCAGGATTTGTTAAATTTGCTTTCAAAATGTCAGCTGACATATCTGCCATAATAATTCTCCTTAACTACTGTATTCAATCCACTCCCACATGATGCTGCTCACCTAATCTCAGAAAATCACTCCACGGTCGATAAGCTCATCAAACGATGCTCCCGTAGGAGTCACGATGGTCTGTAAACGAATGAACTCTGCCGAACGAACAGGCTTCACAAACACATCAACCCGCATCTCCTGATTACTAATGACAGCAGCAGTGTTATTAGTATCATCACACACAACCCTATACCCACTATCACCTAGTTCCGTCTGAAAAGCGCCCTGAGATGACAACTGACCCAAATACTCATCCAATAGCGCTGTCACCCTAAACCGAGTCGTCGGAGTAGTAGGCTCGAATACAAAAGACCTCAACGAGATAGCCATTGCCTTCTCAATGATGATCAACATTCTACGAACATTGATACTACTTAACGCAGATGTCTTACTCTGCAATGTCTTCTGCCCCCAAATCACAGTACCCTCACCACGGAACATCTGGATAGGATTTATCTGAGCTTGGTACAGTGTATCCCTTTCTCCCTCTGTAAATATGTACGACGGAGTAATAACATCCAACTGCCCACGGTTGAATCCAGCAGGAGCATACCACACATACGACACAAAATCATTGTATGCCATCTGCGCCGCAGCATAACCACTCGGTGGAACATAAATCAACATGTCGTTATAAGGATCATGAATCTGAACCCAAGCAGCATATATTGCAGCATAATTACTATTTGCATTCAGTGTAGTATCGCGGAATGTCACCATATCCGTCACAGATTGAACTGACGCCCACGGCATATCCAGCAATGCAATACAGTCTGACCTCGCCTCTGCAACCGCAATCATCTTGTTCTGCACCGCCACCGCAGTTTCGCCACCATTGATCAATATACGCACATCCACATCATCTGGATTTGCAAATTCATCCCAACCACTAACCAAATCTGATGAACTAATCGCACTACCATCTGAGCCCTGAGCTAAACTCAATTCCGTAGCCTGCTCCTTTGGGAGCACTGTATCAGCCAAAGCCACATTATCCAACACCCTAATGTACCTGCTGATACCATTGATACGGTCCTCCAGATACAATTGTTTTCCAAATCCATCAACCTTTGTCTTACGAGATACCTTAAACAATTCTACCTGCTCGTCCTCACCATCATCATTCGTATGGTACACTACAATCTCAAAGGTATACTGATCTGTCACAACACTTACAGCACCAGTCTTCACATTCTGAACTTTCACCTTGATACTGTTATTCCACACCCCAGGATCAGCACCCACAATCTGGAACACAACATCATCATCCAATCCAGATGCCACATTGAATGTTGCACTAGACTTACCTGCTGAAATGGCAGCATTCACCTCAGCAGATGTAGTAGCCATGATATCCACACCACCATACAATGCGCCTTTTGTAACACGTAGACAATATAGCTTATTGCCCTGTGCCAAATACGCCAACGCAGCATAATGGAAATAGTGGCCAGAACCTGGATCAGGTTCTCCATAGTTCTGGATAAACTGTTGATTGTTAGTAATTAACAGAAGCTCATCTGTACTTCCCTTTGCTGAATAGCCCACCAACGCCGCTGATGAACTTGCAAGGGCCGGAACCACATCAGACAAATCTCGCTCTGTCGCATACACCCCAGGACTCAAGAAAATCGACATTGTTTATCTCCTTAATTACCTACCTCAATTCCCTCTTCAATTTCACATCCACAATGAATTGCTCTGTGTAGTGTTTTCCAGAATTTCCGATATAATCCCTATAAAACACTACCTTAGTCAAATTCTTCTTTTCCACTGACCAACGACCAAACATCTTATTTAAGCCAACATCACCCAATTTCTTATCCATATCCTGTGGCGTGACCCGCCTCTTTCCCCAAAAATTCTCCGGGTCTTTATGGTAAATTGTAACCTTGCCCCACTTACCAATACGAGCCAGCCACCCAGGAATAGTCACATCAAATGTACATGGCAAAACCTCTGGATCTACTAACTCATCCTTGAGTTTCTTCACCTCTGATGGGGAGAGGATTTCATACAGATTTACGCCCATAACCATCTCAAACAAATCCATCATTCACCCCACATTTCAACAACACCATCCACTGTATCATCCACCAATGACTCTACCAAATACAACAATGTCTGATCATTCTCCAAATCATATTCGGTCCCACTGGCAACTGTATACATCTCATCGTTGGATGTAGACTCTACAATTTTTACCCTGTCCCCAGCCACAAAATCTGTTACCCTGTTCCCACCAACTGTCACGGTGTTCATAGCCAAATCCACAGCAGTGATTCCGTACAACTGCACACGATCTAATCTCAATGCATCCGCCAACTCCGTATCCTGAGAAGAATCCTCCACCACAATAGATTCATAATCTGTCACAGTATCTTTGTCATACACTGTTAACCTAATCTTATTGATGATGATATTTGAACCATCCCCAGCACTCAACAACCAAGCATCTATAGCCAGAGGCATTCGCCACACAAAATACTTACCAGTGGAGTATATCTGCTCGATATCAGACTCATCAGCCACCTCACTCAAATGAAACTCTGGGTCCAATGTATAAGTATCATTATATGTCACTTCGATTCTTGGATTATCATGTTGCCACTTCATGTATGTCTCAACAGCCTGATAAATCAAATCCAAACTCTGCGCCCAAAACCATACGCCATAAATCAGATCCATTGGATTTGCAGTGACGTTAACCACCTCACCATCAACCAAAATACTAAACCCACGACGTGCCAATACACTTCTCTGACGTGCCCAACTATATGCCGTTCCCATTCTCCAAACATTCGACGCTGGCACACTCAAATAATCACGAGCACGTTTCTCAGAAAATTCACGTAGAGCCAATCCCTTAGGGCATATGCACACCGATAAATTGATTCGATCCTCATCAACAGCGGCTAGGCTATTCCAGCCAAACACTGTCTTGAACCTGTCAAAAACCAGCGACCTAACCGCAATATCATACCCCTGAAGAAAACTTGCCATTCGTTTGCCCCAAAATCTGTAAAAAACAATTCATCACCAATCGCTCAAATGTAATTTCTAAATCGACCATGTACATCTTAAACCAATCCTCAGCATATCCCTCTGGCCCAACAGGGAACCCAAGATTTCTATCAACCATGTAATCCTTATGCATCTTAGTTGCTGCCAGTATAGCACCCAACCACACATGATGTCGCCGCTCAATCGAATAGTCTAGTACCACCTTTACTCTCATTCACCTCTCCCAGATCATGCTTTGCTGTCACTTTTTCCCTGATCTCAGCGAAATTTTCCACATCCACATTTTGCATCTCATCATTAGGGGCCAAATGTGTAACCGCCCCACTATGGCATACCCTAATAGACATATCACTGGCATTTTTCAATCTTGTAAATCTCATATCTTCTTCCTCCTTGGAGCCGCTGAATACGACTTCAACACCATAGCATCGTGCATTCCCCGAACCCCAATATTCACAATCTCAAATTCTTCTTCCTCAGTGTAGTTTGCCGGGACATATTGCGCATCCAGAACAAAGTAACTATGCTGTATGATATCCACACCCACCACTTGATCATCCTGATTAGTCGCTGTGTGACCAAACCAAACCAAAATTGGAAGTGACTCCTCAGTAAACAGACCTAACTTCTTCAAACGATATGTACTAGGATTCCATTCAATCCAACAGTTAGCTGAATATTGTGCATACGAATAATCATCTGGCGTAGAAAAGATGTCCTTCTTTTCTGCAACTGCATAACTAGCATCTGTTGGAACATATAACTGACATGGAATACCAACTGCCAGCAACACAACATCCAAATGCTGTCGAAGAACATCAACGGTTTCTTGAGGTATTTGTCTACTAGGCATTAGTCACCACATGAATCATAATTGTAGGTCCGTTAGTTGTGATAAATTCATACACCAAATTTCCACCCTCATCTTCCCGCTTCTCTGAGAACCAGTAACCCTCCGGCAAACCCTGCGCCATTGGATTCACAATAGTCTCCTCAATAACTCCCTCATCCATTTGTGGTTGACTCTCAGATGCTATCTCAAATAGGTTCTCAAAATCCATTATTTGGCTCCCATGATATTCTTAATCACATCTATTTCATCATGTGTCACTTCTCCATCATCGGCAACAACATCCTCTAGTTCACCAATGATCTTCAGATAACGGTATCTATCCATAAACTTAAACAATGCATTTGCATCATCCCAATCCTTGCTAAGCTCTGCATCTTTCATA